AACCCCTGCCGCTTTGATGGAGCATGAGATAACCTGTTGGGTTTCGTCGTTTTGGAACTTCTCAATGCACGCTTGCTTTTCGGCGTCAGACATTCCACCCTGAATTCGGCATCCGTCAGCGTAGGTGTCGGCAACCCACTCAACGATGGGTCGGTGCCATCCGAACACGACGACTTTCTTTCCTGTGGCTGTGAACTCTTTGAGCCATTGGTCAATGGCGTGGCGTTTGGCTTCCACAGCGATTTGTTTGAGTGTGGTGATGGCGACGAGGTGTTGGGCTGATTGGGCGCGCAGGGCTTTCTCACCTGCCGCCTTTCGTGCGCTTTCGGTGTCCAGCCCCGACGCTAGGGCGGCGGTACGGACGATTTCAGCGAGGTAGTTGACGATGTCCTCTTCGGCTTGACGGTATTTCGTCATGACCTTTGGGTCGCCTTCAATGAGGAGTTGGGCGTACCGTTTGGGTGGCAGTTCGGTGAGGACGTCGTCTTTCCGCCGGCGAAGGAAACAACGTGCGCGCAGTTGACGGTTCAGCATGGGTCGGCTTTCAGGTGTTTTGAAGTTCAACTTGAAACCTCTCGCGCCTCCGAATTCGTTGAGGCGTCCGATGATGCGTAGTTGTGCCATCAACTCACCCACGCGGTTCAGGACTGGCGTTCCTGTCAGGGCAATGACGTAGCCTCCTCGCTCGCGAGCACCGTCAGCGATGGCAACTGCTGATTGGGTTCGGCGTGTTTGTCCGTTCTTGGCTAGGTGCGACTCGTCAAAGACAACTGCGAACGGCTCTAGCGTTTTGTCCCATGCGTGCAGAGTGTCCCATCCGACAATGGCAATGTCGGTGTCAACTTGATGTGGGGTTGTGCCGTAACAGATTGTGACTGTTCGGTGGGGTAGCCAGCGTCGTATTTCGTTTTGCCAGTTGAGACGGACGGATGTTGGTACAACGATGACGGAAGGGAATGCCTGTGTTGCTTCAAGGCAGGCGAGCGCTTGTACGGTTTTGCCGAGTCCTTGCTCATCTGCGATTAGCACACCACTCATCGGGCGAACTCTAATGGGGTTGGTGAACGGTGGTCAAGCATTTCTTTCTTTCTTTCTCCAAACACCATCTGGGCTTGGTTCGTAGTTCAACGCTTCAAGGGCGTACACCACGCCAGCCCTCTGAAAAGGCAACAGCGTGCCGTTAAGGGTCGGGATGTTTAGTTCGGCGTCTTTGGCTCGGGATTTGTCTATGCGTGCCAGTTGCTCGTTGGCTTCAACGAAAATGTCTGCGACGGTTTCGTTTGACACGGCGTTTGTGTTTTCGGCGAACACAGCAACTTCAATGGAAGCGGAGCGAGCGACTCGCCATCCTCCGACGAGTTTGTCAAAGGTTGCCGTTGGGAGGTCGCGGACTTGCTGGACGATGTCTCGGTCATAGGGGAAGCGAATAACGAAACCAAACTGGTCAATTGTGATTTCTGGTTCTATGACGGGGTCGGAGTCGGGAACCTCCATGAAGGCGCTGACGTCAATCCCGAACTGGTCGCAAAAGGCAAATACGAGTCGGACGGAGGAAATGGGGATGACCCAGACCTTTTCGTCGGGGTTCCACCTGCGACCATTGATTTCCTTCACGGCTTTGATGGCTTCGGGGTCGTAGGAGAATTTGAGGTGGAAGCGCGCGCCGTGTTGGGTGAGGGTTCCAGTCACAGGCGCTGTGTCGGGCTGTGTGGGGTGTTCTTGGGACAGGGCGCTGGTTGCCCCATCGGACAGGGAAAAGCCGTAACGGGCGCACAGGAGGGCAACTTGGGAGGATTGGGAGGCTGGAACCGACCAGACTTTGGTTTCGGCGTCGTAGCGCCTGCCTTCAAGGGTTTTGATGGCTGTGACCAATTCAAGGTCGTAGGGGAAAGAAAGCGTGAAGCGTCCGTTGGCAAAGGTGACGAATCGTGTGTTGGCTTTTCGGTTGCTGGACTTTTCCAGTTTGGGTTCGGGGATGGCTTCAATGTCCAGCCCGACGGATGCCAGTTGCTTTCGGTAGCGGATGAGGGCGTGCCACGCGTCGGCTGTCAGTTGCTCCGACCATGACGACGGGTCGGACTTGGCGAGCCGATGACCGAACGCTGAGTCGTTTGCCGAGAAGCCGATGCCGTTCGCTTCTTGAGCGCGGTCAGAGTCGTCGTTGGCAAGTGTGACTGCGCACAGGTGAAGGAACTCGGCGCTCAACCGATGTGGACTATCTGCTGAAGGTAGATGCGAGCCTTTGCTGGTGTTGGGCAAAGGAAGTCGCAACTCGGTGCGAGGGTGACGGTCTGTTCGTCAAGTTCCTCAGCGACGCCTTCAACGTGGATGACTTTGCCGTTGTGGAAAACGTCAGCGATGTAGAAGCGCCCCAACTGGATGTCAATCACAAGTGCACCAGCCGTCGCAGGTTTTGCACAACTCAAACTCGCGTCCCCAATCCATGTCAACGTGGAGCAGGGTGTAGAACGCCAATCCGAGAAACACAACAGCGCCTGTTCCTGAAGGCATCGGTTCAAGCCCCTCAAGCCCTCCGACGCAGAGCATCGCGATGAAGGCAAACACGCCAGCGAGGATTGCCTTTGCTCGGTTCCACTTGTAACGGTCAACGATGCGAACGTTCAACAGGAAGTCTCGCACTTGGGTTTCGCGCTTCATGGTTATGACTCGCTTTTGAACTTGCGAATGTGGCGCTGGATTTTCCTTGTGGCTCCGCAGTCAAGGTTGGCAACTGCGTAGCCGTACTTCTCAAGCCTGTCCCAGAAAGGCTCCCATTCAATTTGGTCGTCGTTTGAGAACCAGCCTTCGTATATGTCTTCGGCGAGGCGAAGCACGTCGGGTGTGACCTGCTCTGCTTCTTTGATATTTATTGGGTCGCTCATGTGGAGCCTCCTTTAGGTTGAGGGAAACTGTACCGTGGTAAAGCCGACGGGTCAAGCATTCGCTTTTGAGGGCTAGTCCTCGGCGTAGATGTTGGTCGTGATGATTTCGGCTGGTTCGTCCGTCCAGTCAAGTGGCACAAAGTAGTAACTGATGGAAGCGAAGCGCCACGACCCTGATGAGGATGCAACTCGCGCAGGTCGTTTGACCAGCCCCTCAGTGAAGCCTCTCACCGCCAACGTTGATGCTCGCTTTGGAGTCAAGGGTGCGAACTCGCCTGTTGGCTCGCCAGCCTCATCCAGCAACATCCAAACTGCGCCGTAATGCCCATCAATGATTTTCGCTGGAACTATCACGCCGTCGCGAAAGAGGGCAGGGAACTCTGCCATGCCGTTTTGTTCGGCAAGGTCAGCCACCTTCCACAGTCGGCGTGCCGTTTGGTCGTGCGCCCATTGTGAAAGCGAACCGTCGGTGTCGCTTCGTTCAAATGACTCTGCGCTTTTTCTTTCCTCAAGTCGTGCCTGCTCGCGCAGGGCGTCTGCTTCTGTTGTGCTCATTTTGTTGCCTCCTTAAGGCTTGGTTGGGTGACTTTGAGGTGCTTTATGAATTGCGCAAGGTGCTGATTGAATCTTCCAAACTTGTGTTGACCGTAGACAACTTCAACCGCCAAACCTGCGGAAGTGAGAACATCCACAACCTCGTCAAGCCAAACGATGTACTTGGCATAGTTTTCGGTTGTTCGTTCTGGATGGGTAAATTCGGGCATGACTAACCACCAAGCGTTCAAGACGCTGTGTTTAACCACAATCCCGTCTTCACGCTTTTCAAGTTGCCAACCGTCTTGTTCCCGAACAGGAAGCCCTTTACGGTTCTTTTCAAGCACCTTGTATTCAGGCAGGGATGATTTGCGTAACGCTCTAGTGACTTTGGATGTGTTCATTTTGTGTTTCCTTCGTTGAAGTATTTACCTGAGCCACCGCACTGGTAGCAGGTGTATCCAGTTTGTGACCATTTGTCGGCGCGCCCTGCTCCACCGCACCGTGAGCAGGTGTCGCTGTCTTTGAACTCCTCAAGGCGCTTGGCGCTGGCTTTACGCTGGATGCGTTTGTTGAGTTCGTTGCGAACCAGAACTGCTTGTTCGTAAGTCAGAAGGTTCAAGTCGCCTTCAACGTTGGCGAACTTTGCGATGACTTGCGCAAGCGACCTAACGCTGGCTTTGACTGCCAAATCCTCAAGTCCACCGTTGACAAGGTGCAAACGCATGGTTTCTTGGCGTTCGGTGTCTTCCTTCAGCCGTCTGGCGAATTCAAACTCGTAAGCCTCGTCCATGTTGGCGAGGTTGACGCCGAAGCGACGGTTGAACTCAGGAACGCAAACCCAAATGCACTCCATCAAGGTGAGTCTTACAGGGACGGTTTCGGTGCAAAACAACCTGCCATGCTCGTATGCGCCTGTTTCAGCAGGCACGGACTTTCCACAGCAGGTGCAGTCGCCTTTGAATCGGTTAGTGCTCATGGCTCCATTTTGCCGAGAAACTCAACCCCAGTCAAGCCAATCAGGGCTATTTGCCAGAAATAGGAGCATTAGGGCAATTCGGGGATAATCCCCAAAGTATCCACCTCATGTTGGGTTGCCCGACGGATTGAGGGGCTGTCAAGGGTGGAAAGGGACTGTCCCCTAAGGAACCAGCCACGGCTGTGCGCAATCCTGTGGGCATCTGCCCGAGTTGAGGCTACAACCAGCCATTTCCCCGAGATGCTCCAAACGTACGCCGTTACAGCGCCGTAGAACTCCGAGGAGTCGGTGAACTCATCCATCGGATGCCTCTTTCATTTCGGGGTGCTGAGTCAAAGCCCATGCCACCCTGCCGTTAATAATCGGAAGATACTCGGCTGTCATTTCCATGCCAATCGGACTCAAGCCTTCAAGGATTGCCGCTACCAGCGTTGTGCCTGAACCTGCAAACGGGTCTAACACGGTTCCGTTGGGAGGAGTCACCAAACGCACTAGGTAACGCATCAATGCGATGGGCTTTACTGTTGGGTGATGGTTTTGATTTTCCAAACCTGTATTGCGTTCAGCCTTGCTCGCCTTTGCGCAATAGAAAAAGCGTGCGGCAGAACCAGAATCACCACCAATGCCGTTACCAATGCCAGCACCAAGATTTCCAAACAAACCTGCTCTGTTTCCTGTGTTCTTGTTACCGCTTCCCGACTTCACAAAAGGGAACAACGCCAACACCTCATCGCTACCGTCGTGGATAAAGTTTGCAGGGAAACGACCATTCTCTTTGTAGGTCTTTATTTCTGTGCCAACCAAAGCCGATGCGCCGAAGGCGTTGTTGATGATGTTGCCTGAACCGTCTGCTTGCTGACGCTGAACTTTATTGAAGTCAACTTCGCCTTCAGGGTACGCAACTCTGGTTCCGTCAATGTTGATGCCACCGACACCGTGTTTTGACACGTTGTTTGCCACTGTTCCTTCAACTGGTTTCCTAGCCATCACGATTGGTTCATGCGCTGGTTTCAACGCTGTACCCCAACCATCCCACTGCTCTGCCTCATCAACGGACACATCAGATTGTTTGTTTAACGCTTTACTGATATTCAACGATTTAGGAAACCCAGAACTGTACACCCACATAATTTGGTCGCGAATGTCAAAACCTGCATCCTCAATCGCCACCACCATTCGGTGATAAGTGCGTGCGTGACTGAACGCGAGCAGATGCCCACCATGCTTTAACACACGTAAACATTCAGACCACAGTTGCACGCTGTAGGCAATCCCTGATGAGTCCCACTTTTTACCCATGAACCCAAGTTCGTACGGAGGGTCAGTCACAATGCTGTCAACGCTGTTATTTGGCATCTCGCGCAACAGTTCCATGCTGTTGCCACAAAGGATGATTGGTGCTTTCACTGCTCTGGGTGCTTTCGCAGGTCGGCAAAGAGGGCTTGGTCGGTGACGGAGCACGCCTCAGCGATTTGCTTATAGGGGACAGAATTAGTGCGGAGTCGGCGAATGATGCCACGGCGCTGTACGCCAATGGAGGCAACTGCCTGTTGGTGCTCGCGCATCATTTCGGTTAATGACTTTGCAGTTTCAAGGTCGGAGTTGGGGTCGTAAGTGGGTGACGGGCTATTCATGCAACCGACTATAGCGTGCTTGCTATACCCCTGTCTACTCGTCGGCGTCTTTCTTTGCTTCTCGCATCGCTTCAAGGTTGGCTTCGGTTGGGTGCGCCAACCAGATGGAGACTGTTTCGTGGAGGCGATTGAGGGCGGCGCGTTTGCGTCCTGATTTGGTTGTTGCAGGGCTGTCGTTTCTTGCGGCGTTTAGGTAGTTCGCTCGGAACTTGGCGTGGACGTAGGGCTGGCAGTTGTCGCGCGAGGATTTCAAGGCAAAGACCAATCCAGCGCGGTGAAGCGTGGAAAGTGCGCCTGATGATTGTCCGTGGTGCAAACCAAGTCGGTCTCCGACTTCTTTCCATGTTCCACCGACTGTCCCCAACTGTGCGAGAAGGTCAAGTATCTCTTTTTGGCGCTTTGTGGTCTTGCCTGAGTCATCTTCGCGTTTGGCGCGCCCTGCCGACGTGGGTGAGTCCTCCACGCTTGGCGCCGGTAGGCGACGGTGGTAATCGTCGTCCTCGTTGTTGTAACTGAAAAGGTCTGGTTGCTCCATTGGGTTCTCCTCTGTAAAGGTTGGGGAGACAGTACCGTGGTTTAGTAGGTCATTCAAGGACTACAACGGTCACCACAAGAAAGTCGGCGGTTGCCCTAATTGGCGCGTGGTACGTCACAGCCTTCACATACCGAGGGTCGTCGTCAGGGATTACGCCAGCGTCCACCAACCCATCAATGATTGCTTTGACTGCTGGATGGCAGGCGTCGGCGTCTTGCAGTCGCCCTTTCAGGTGAGGATGCGAATGAACGTGGATGGCGGTTAGCGCCGGTATCCTTTTCCGTTTCGCCAGTGTCGCAGACAGCGTCCTCCACTCACGAACATGACGCGCTCTTTCCATGTGGTGCATCCTGCGTTCGGCGTTAATGGTGAAGGGGCGCATCGGTATGCGTATTGACCATTCCTGTGGCTCATTCAACTTTTCTAACGTTCTCGTAGGTTTCGGCGGCGAGGTCTAGCAAAAAATCTGTCCCCTCAACACGGTGCTTTAAGTCCCAATCGTTACTGTTGTCACCAACAATGCTGACGAGAGCGTTGCCGACTTCGTCCAGCGCGGACTCCAACTGGTCAATCCTTGAGAACAGGTCTCTCATGATTTGTGTCCAGTCCTCAATGTTCATTCCCCACCGAAACTTGTCCAGCCTGTTCTGAAGCGCACAGGTGCAGTTGCCATGCGAGGCGTGCGCTACTGCGCGTCTCATTTCGTCGTGGTCAGTCATCAAGAGAAGAATACTCTATGAAACTAATGCCACTTGACGTCAAGGCTGGAGGAATTACCGCATCGCCGATGCGTACTTTGCCTAAGCCAATTTTGGAAAACAGTCTGATGACTTGACCATGTACGGCGTCGTTCTCACGAAGGTGGTGTTCTACCTTGTCCAGCAAAATCCAGAGGTCTTGCAGGTCGGCGTTTCCACCTGTGATGGACATTTGCGCTTTTTGAATTTCGGCACAAAGTTTGTCGGTGATTGGGTTATTCATTTTCTATTCCTTTATCGGGTTGGTGTAAGAGGTGACCTAATTCAAATGACCGTTTAGGGTTGCGATGGATGTCTTCGTGGCAAGTCCAGCAGACTGCAAGAAGGTTCTCAGGAGTTTCTTTTCCACCTTGTGACCGCCGAAGGCGATGGTGGAGATGATTTGCTTCGTAGGTGCAACAGTCAAGGCGCGCTTCGCACCGTCCGTTTGTGCGCTGGTTGATTTGTTTCTTAACATCGCTTGAAGCCGACCTAGATGGTTTCTGCTTCAAGGGCGTGCGCTTGAGAGGAGTTGTGCTTCGTTTGAGTGGCGTTCTCCGTAATGGCGCGCTTCGTTTCATTTGATAAACCTATCTCTTGGGCGCCTCGTGAAAGAACGGTGGCGCGTTCGTGCTTTTCAGTTGCTTTGTCGTAGACGCGCAAAAAGTGCGCCCTCAACGTGTCAGGTTGTTCGGACATTCTGAAACGGTACAAACCTCCCAAAGAACGAACCACCTCTTCCACAATTGGATGGCTCCACGGTTCAATCCCGAGTTGCCTTGAGTGTCGTTCCATCTGCACCAAAACCTCGGTCAGCGCATCCGAAGCGTCTGGTGGCAAAACCCCTGCTAGGCGAGCGACTTCTTTGCGAATGATGGCAGGACTAGGGAATCTGTCGTTTGACGCTGACAGGCGCCTTACAGCGCGTTTGGTGGCTTCGTAGTCAAGGTCGGCGAGCAAGTCGGCGTATACCGAAACTGTCTCCTTGCTTAGGGAGATGTATGGGTGCGCCGCTGATGCGTAAG